GGGCCCAACGGCATCAAGTTCTGATGTCGATGCCTTCCGCTACACCTGTCGCGGAAGGGTTCGCGTCTTACGACGCAGGGCGAACACTACCGAGCCGTCCTGTGAAGGACTGCCTCGTAGTGCTCCGTACATCTGGACAGGCGGGGAGAAATCCCCGTTATCCAGAACCGCTACAGAGAGCAATTCTCTGTACGACCAGCGATGAGTATCGCGGTCCCAACGTGCATACGGAGACGTCATAAAGACGTCAAAGTCTACCGTAATGCATGTATCCGGCCCCTCACAGGGTCGGTACAACCTTCGTCTCGGAGGAACTCCTGCAAGGACGCGAGTCCAAGTTTGAGAAGCTCCTATTCGACGAAGGCCATTGAGCAGTCCATAGACAGCAGGCCACGTGAGTGGCGCTTGGTCTAAGTAGTACGGGCGTATGTTCTCGCCCTCGAAGAAGTCTGCTCCGCAGCTCTCCCTAAATGGGCCGTGAATGAACGTCTTTTCGACGTTCACCCTAAAGCCCAAATAGTGTAATCTCTCGATTACTAAGAGAGCAGCACTCTGACGAACTATTATATCGTCCCCGTAGACCGCGTAACCGCGGTCGCCGGTTTCGGCATAAACAGAGTGCACTATCGACGCGAAAATTAGCGTCTCTAGTGGGAAGCAGAAGCCGTTGCCCATCGATGCGAACTTCTCATAACGAAGCTCCGTGTCACCCACTTGGCAGTGTGTGCTACGGGTCGCGTTTAAGAGAAGAAACCAGTCGGGAGGAAGAAGTTCCCTCACGACTTCGATGGAGATTGAATCACTGGCGGAAGCCAGGTCAATTGTAGCAAACGGGTTGGACCCTCCCTCCGAGCCAAGCTGCGCTAGGAGTTGGTTACGAGATTGATCAGCGAGATCCATACTCCAATATCGTTTTAAACGACGTCGGAGATATTGATCAATGCCTTTCTGAACGTAACCATTCAACAAGGGTTCAATGGCGATAGACCTATGGGTCTTTGCCGTCTTCGGAACCATGTGTATTTTGTTTGCATTCGTCAACACTACCCTCCGGTCGAAGGCCTCTGCAAAGAGGTCTCGATCAAAGCACACGGGAGACCCCAAAAGGAGCTCCCAAATGTGATGATCACCGATCATAGCGGCGCGTGCGAACGGCAGGCATGAAGGAGTACAGGTCCACTTCTCATTAGTGAGCTTTCGCGCACTATGAGTTGCATTCCCGTGAACCCCAACAGCGGCCCCCGGACCGAATCCAACATTCTCGAAAATTTCAGAGTAGTTCGGTGAAACGCCGATTACTTTCTGAATAAATCGACGGGCGTGGTGAATCCACGATTCGCCGGGAAGTATGGCTCGCTTTCTGCGGGCCTTCATTTTATCGTTTTGACGTTTGCACCGGTGTTCGGCCGCGTGGTGTTTCTTCCACGCAACTTTCTCCGGTTGCAAACCTGGATCGATAAATGGATACTTCTTCAAGAACGTTGCAAGCTGATACCACCGCCTAGCTTCAGCGGCTTGACCATACGACTGTGTGGCCCAGGTATCAGCAAGGTCGAGGAAGCTTTTGAAATGCCCTGCCCCCAAAAGGGACCGGGCCTTCATGACTTCTTTATTACTCGACAATCCAAGGTCTGTAGCAAGACTTCCGAACAGATCAGCAACATCAATCTTTTTCGGACACGATGGGGGCCTTTTGCCCCGCGGTGCAGCTGAGTTCATTACGAACCTCACTAGTCAGTCTCAAGGTCATTAGTATAACTATGATGACCAGGTGATAGAGAACGGCTGATACTAAAATAGCCGTCCACGGTGTCTTGCCTTCTCTCCGCTCAATGAAGAGCGGAGGGTTAGGCGTTGACATCCAGTTTGGAGAAGAGGTTCGCGGCATCCGTCGAAGCGACGAATGACGCGGTATCCGCCAGGAGGGCAGTAACATCGGCGCCGGCCATACCGACCGGCAGCGATGCACTGATTTCCACAATGGCGTTTGCCTTCTCTCCAGTCACTGTATCAATGACCACTGCAACCGTACGTTTGATCGTGGGACGCGCAACGCCTTTGAAAGCGCCAGCTGGTTTGGGCAGTACACGCTTCAACTCCACCTTATCGGCGGTGCTGAAAGTGTGGGCTGGGCCCGCGTAGCTGACAGAATCCGGAAGGATGCGGTCGGTGTTGTAGGTGCGGGTGTTGTACAGCATAATGGGTAACTCCATTAAAGTGCCTTAATTGCCCCTAAGGAGCTAAGGCGTTGGGTGATAAGACTGATTGATGCCAGAACTTGGTCAGTATTAAGGGATTTCCCCTTGTACGTAAGACCGATACTAGCATCGAGGTTAGCAGGTACACGCGAAATAGTCTTTACCTTTTGCGTGACCTTATCACCGCCAGCAGCGACTTGCCATGGATTTTGGAGCTTCTTGACACAGGACCCTAGGGTTTCTGTGGCTTCGAACTCGTCGATCACTGTCAGCCACTGCGCACGGCGTTGTACTCCTGTAACCGGTATCAAAGCGCCCAAGAAATTCTGGACGTTCACAAACCAGTTCAACACAAAAGACATTCTGGTTAGCTCAAGCGCAGCATTCGGTATTTCGCGAATGCTAAAGCCTAATCTATCCAAGCCTGTCTCACTGGCGATATCGTAAAGGCAGCCAGCCCTTACAGATACGATGCGTGTACAAGTGCCCGTGAGGGTGCCTGTAACGTGATCATCTTCCCAGTTTCGAGTCCAAGTAGTAGACATCGAATCGGTTGCAAAGCCGCGAGCAGTTCGTCGCGACCGAGTTTCCTGCAGGAGTGCCTTCAGCATATTCTCAACATCGCTCATCGCCGGTAGAATTCCGAAGATGATCGACAAGTGTTGGTCAGACGCCGCCTTTGAACCACGACTTAGAGAACCGGTCTTCTGGCCTCTGTATCGTGCTTGTTGGCGGGTTGACTTTCCCTTGGAAGTTGAGTACCGTTGAACCTCTCGCTTCACATAATCATCTATGGATTTGAAAGGGTCCAAAAGAGTTGCAATAGTGCCTTGGAGTTCTCCAAGGAATGCAAGACTCTCAGCTGTCGGGGATGCAATACCTGCCACGCATTGCGTGGCAGCAAGCATCTTTAACCGACTGACGTCAACGTTAAGGTTCGCCCATGGTACCGCCGGAGCTCCGATATTGCAACCGGAGTGGACGGCATTGAGCAAACCCCCTTGCGGGACGTATTGGTCTGGCACAGAAATCGTTTTCGGAGAATGCACGTACTTGAGTTCCTCTTCATAGAACAGAGCCGGGCTATTAATAATAGCACCACGGCTCTGAGCCTTGGAGAAACCCTTCGTAACGACATCCTCGATCGACTTCTTAGTACCCGCTAAATTCGAGACTGTCCAGTTGATGGTAATGTCCGGAGCCCCACCTTTGAAGTGTTGAACTTCTGAGAAGGGCTGGGCAAACATCAAATCGGTAGATCTCACGCGGGGTAACATATGCGCCTTTCTTTACTGCGGTTCTGAAGGGTGATGCGGCAGCGCCGCACCCGGACTCACATCGCGTGAGTCCTTGGTAACAGAGTCCTCTTCATCATCACTCAAGGCCATTTTCAGTTCAAGAACTACGAACCCGAAAATGTGTGAAAGATCCTGCTCGTTTATGCGACCGTCAATTAAGACTTTTGCAACGAGCGCTCCAAGGCGCTGGTAAATACCTCCGTCTGTGGACATGGATCTCCTTGTGTGGTTATGG